AAATGTACAGTGTGTGACGTTAAATTCATACACAATAAACCAGAGACATTGGTGGGTAAGTTAAGTATTATACCAGTAAACTTGTGTAAGAAACATTTTACTTTTATAATGAAGAAAGATCATTTACCTCTTAATGATAGTAGGAAAGAAGCATAATGGCACAATCAGTATATAGCTCCCATGATTGGAGAAAGAATACGGCAAGTGCAATTGTGATGAATGCCGATACATTAGATAAAATGATGGTCAACGATTGTATAGTAAGGTTTATAGACCCTACTAACTTAAAAGAGACAGAGGTTGATCTATCAAGATTAGTCAGAGTCTTTGTAACAAATAAGGAGAGTAATAGAAAAAGTGTTAAATAAATTAGATATAACGTATAAGATTGTCATTTTAGGCTTACTCATATACATGGCAATCAGTGTGAAAGAACTTCAAGACGAAGTGTTTAGAGATCCAAACATAATGATACCAATGTTTATGAAACCATTATAATGGGATTAGGTGGCCTATTTTTTATAGGAGTGACATTAACGATAATCATATTGTATATTGCATACAGTATAGGTTCAAAAGATATGAAAGAAACAAAAGATGACGAATAGTGGACTATTTGAAGACGCAGATGAGATTGCTAAACTTAAAAAACAAATCTCAAAATTAAAACAAATCAAAAAACAAGAGGTGAGAAAACCTACAATGATTAAGAAGATAACACCATTACATGACTTCTCATGGTATTTAAAATGGGTCAGTTGTTTCTTAATACTAGTGGCAGTATGTTTAAGATCAACAGGTTCTTATGCTACTGGCGATCTATATTTTAGTTTGATAGGTACTCTAGGTTGGTTATGGGTAGGTATTCTATGGCATGACAGAGCATTGATAGTATTGAACACGTGCCTTGCCCTTGTATTACTAATAGGAACAATGAAATTATATGTCTAACGCATTTGTAATAGGTAACGGAGAAAGTCGTAAAGAATACGATTTAAATAAATTAAAAGGCAAAGGTAAAATTTATGGCTGTAATGGACTGTATAGAGAATTTACACCAGACGCTTTGATAGCAGTTGATTCTGGTATCTCACATGAAATATATAACAGTGGTTACTGCCAAGAGAACGAAACATATTTAAGAGGTTGGACTAGATTGCCTTCTATGTTATACGACAGTGTAATAAATGCTGGTGCCTCTATATCTGCTCAAGAAATGGCAGTGGTCAAAGAGAACAATATGATTAACGCCAATGAGAAAGGTGATTGTCAAGAGTTTGTAATGCATGGTTCTAATATATCTGGTGCAGTTAAGATAATACAGAAAGATAAATCTATAACAGATAAAAATGTAAACCATACTGCCGTAGATGTTAGTTGGTGTACAATGAACTCTAAAGAACAATCTATTGACGATGTAATGACACCAAGAGATTGGGGATTTGGTGCAGGTGCTACAGCTGGTGCAATTGCCATAATACAAAATCAATCAACTGTTGCCGGTGGTGAACTAGTAGAAAGTTTACAACTCTTTTTGATTGGTAATGACCTAGCAACTAACGACAAAGAAGGCAAGATAAACAACTTGTACAAAGACAGTAAATATTATGGTGTAAAAGATCAACAACAAGTGCCAACTGATAATTGGATTACACAATGGAAGTCATTGATAGTAAACAACCCTAACGTGACTTTCTATAAAGTAAATCCAAAAGCAGACCTAGGACATGACGCAATCAGTAGACCTATCAAAGAATGGGAACACCATAAAAATGTCTTCTATATTGATTACGAGACCATGGAGACAATAATAGGATAACATTGCCATTTAAGTGGTAGTGTGTTATATTAACATATGACAGTGAAGAAGAAAGATCAGAATATTGTTATTAACGACTATGTAAGATACTATGATAACTCCGTTGATAACGGACATGATATATCAATCCTGAAGACAGATGGTAGCCAACTTAAAATTAAGATGAGGTGGCCAGAGGGAGAAGATAGAGTCAGAAAACCTGGTAGAGCACATAAAACTGTTATAAATAATAATGATTCCGATTAAACAGGAAACACAAATACAATAATACGAAAATATATACAAAAGGAGAATACGAATATGGATTTTGAAGCATTAAAATCATCATCAAGTGGCTTTGACAAATTAACTAAAGCACTTGAAACAAACCTCAATCCTGAGGATAAATCAAACAAGAACAAATATCAAGACGACAGATTTTGGAAGCCTGAACTAGATAAAACTGGTAATGGTTATGCAGTGATAAGATTTTTACCTGCTGTAGAGGGAGAAGAACTTCCTTGGCAGAGAGTATGGTCTCATGCTTTCCAAGATAAAGGTGGTTGGTATATTGAGAACTCATTAACAACAATGAACCAAAAAGATCCTGTGTCCGAAGAAAACACAAGATTGTGGAACACTGGTGTTGATAGTGATAAAGAAATTGCTAGAAAAAGAAAAAGAAAACTTTCTTATTTTGCAAATATTCTTGTAGTATCAGACCCGAAACATCCAGAATACGAGGGCAAAGTACACTTATTTAAATTTGGTAAAAAGATTTTTGATAAGATTACAGAAGCAATGCAACCGGCATTTGAAGATGAGAAACCAATTAACCCATTTGACTTTTGGAAAGGTGCAAACTTTAAACTAAAAATCAGAAAAGTTGATGGTTACTGGAACTATGATAAGTCAGAATTTGAGGCAGTAACAAGTGTTGCTGAAAGTGACGAGGCGATCAAAACATTATGGTCAAGTCAACACGCTCTTAAACCATTCTTGGCAACCGACAATTTTAAATCCTATGATGAACTCAAAGAGAAACTGATTAGGGTAATTGCTGGTACAAGAAGCACGAAGACAGCAGATAGCGAAGAGCTCCCGCCAACCGCTACACCTACTGGTAAAGTGCAGAGTATGAGTGAAATACCTACTACTCCAGCAGCTAGTGACGATGACGATACGTTATCCTACTTTAGTAAATTAGCTGAAGACGAGTAGAACTAACAATTCCCTCCGTTAGGCATACTTTAAGGGCGACCCTCAAAAGTCGCCCTTTTTTCGTTATAAATATACCGTATGGCAATAAGTGTTTTAGATAAACTAGTAGATAACGCAGGTGGTACACCAAAGTCTGCTTCATGGTATAGAAAAGCAATATCAACTATTGCAGATAGAGTAACATCTAGAAAGTTGATGAATCAAGGAAAACTAATTGGCCGACCAAGTGTTGGTAGATTAAATATGTTTTTCTATGACCCTAAATACAAGAAGACATTACCATATTATGATACGTTTCCGTTGGTACTACCAATAGAGACAATACCAGGTGGATTTGCAGGTATTAACTTTCATTACCTACCACCAGCACAGAGATTTACTTTGTTACAACAATTACAAAGATTTGCCGTAAGAGGCACTATTGATGATAAGAATAGATTTGATGTTAGTTATAATAGAGTAAAGAATATAAGTTTAACAAAAGGTGCAATTAAAAAATACTTATGGGCACATACTAGAAGTAGTTTTTTAAGAATAGATTATGATGAAGCTGCATTAGCAGTTTATTTGCCAGTTGCACAATTTAAAAAAGGGAAACCGTATTAATGGCAATTTTAAGAGGCGGCAAAAGAATTGGTGGTTACGATATTCGTATCGGTATACCGAGAGATAGATCACTAGACAACGTAACAGGTGATCCAAGATTAAAACGTACACAAGGTGGTAATCCTGAATCTACAATGGGTAGAGTACAGGCAATGGTCAACGAGGCAGAGGGTTTTGCTAGAAAGGCAAGATTTTATGTTGAGTTTCATTTACCTAAATCACTACCTGGTGGAATCAATGGTGGTGTAGGCAATGTATCTTCTACAATGACCGATGAAACGTATGACTCATTTTTCACGGCCGAAGATATGAATGCTATGCACATTGCAAATGCTAAACGTGTTCAAGCATTTTGTAGTGCAATTGAAATGCCCGATAGAGAGATAGTCACAAAAGAAGTTAGACATGGTAATGCTCCACCTAGAAACGTGGCATATGACATGAAGACACAAGAGATAACAGCAACATTTTATGCAGACAAATTTTTAAGAGAGAGATCATACTTTGAGGCATGGCAATCAGCAGCATTTAGTAACAAGTCTTATAACTTAAATTACTTTAAGAACTATGTAACTGATATGAGAATATATCAATTAGGTTCATTTGAGTCGAGACAAGAGAGAGACGAGATAACATATGGTGTACAGCTCATGGAGTGTTTACCTACTTCTATTAGTAAGGTTGAATATTCACATGATGAGAATCAAGTACAGACATTTTCTGTTACATTTAAATTTACAAACTGGATCAATTTCTTTTTAGATAAATCAGGTAACATTGAACTAGGCCAATCACAGTTCAGTACACCAACAGTTAAACAAGATTCAGGTTTATTGGGAGGTTTATTAGGTAAACTACCACCGGAATTGAGAAGAGCAGGTAGAGACGTGTTGAATGATTTGAGACGTAGAGTACCACTAGGTAAAATTACCGGCGGTAGAGCGTTCCCACCATTTAAACTACCACCAATAAATATATAATAACAAAAGGATAATATTATGGCATTACCAATAATAGAGACACCAACATATGAGTTGACATTACCTTCCCAAGACACAAAGATTAAATTCAGACCGTTTCTTGTTAAAGAAGAAAAAATGATGTTGATAGCATTAGAGTCTGGTGAAGAAAAACAAATACAAGACGCAACTAAAGATGTTTTAGGTGCATGTACATTTAATAAATTAGACATGGATAATGTACCAACGTTTGACATAGAATATATGTTCTTACAAATAAGAGCCAAGTCAGTAGGTGAAGTTTCAAAATTCAAAGTAATTTGTCCAGACGACAAGAAAACTTATGTAGATATTGAAATAGATTTATCTAAAGTTGAGGTACAAGTAGACGATGAACACACAAATAAAGTAGTTATTGATGAACAAAGGCAATTAGGAGTTGTTCTTAAATACCCTACTTTAAAGATGTTAGGCAAAGGAGATACAATGTCAGCAGACTATGATACTGTATTTGAAATGATGTTAAACTGTGTTGATCAAATATATGAGGGTGAGAAAATATACCCTGGTGTAGATACTAGTAAAGAAGAATTGAAAGATTTCTTTGAGAAATTACCAACTGGTTCTTTTGAGAAGATTAAAAA